CATAGATACTCCAAGACGAACTACCACGTCAGGCACTCCACAAGACACCGATGGGATGTGGTATCGTAATTTTCTAACCGCAAAACAATTATATGTTGAGATTCTTGAAAAACTCATTGCTTTGGCTGATGTGCATTTTGTGTTCAATCCTTCTAACCACGATTACACTCACGGATTCTTCCTTGCTGATTGTATCAAAACACATTTTCGTCAAGCTACAAACATTACTTTCGACTGCTCTCTTTCACATCGCAAGGCTTTTAGATACGGAGAGAACCTCATAGGAACTACGCACGGAGATGGAGCAAAGCAGCAGGACTTACCGCTTTTGTTGGCTACTGAGTTTCCTATGGATTGGAGCTTAACTAAACACAGGTACGTTTATATGCACCACGTTCACCATAAAATGTCTAAAGACTATCAAGGAGTAACTGTAGAATCACTACGCTCACCATCAGGAACAGATAGCTGGCATCACCGCAACGGCTATCAGCACGCTCCGAAAGCTATCGAAGGATTCCTACACCATAAAAAACACGGACAAATTGCACGTTTAAGTCACATATTCTGATTATATTTGTGACACCTGCCACTATTCATAGCGTAAGAGCCTCCTTAATCGGGGGCTTTTTTGTTTAATATATTATACCTAATCGGGTATAATCCGACTAAATGCATATTATATTGCACCTTTTCGGGTACGTTATGTATAGAAAATCTCAAAATATATACACGTTGGTTGGCTTATGTATAGAAAATAAGGGTAAAACCTTACGAACTTTGTCATAAAATCAGGCTAAATCCTTAAAAAGTGAAAAAAAGTTTGCGCCTACAACCCTTGTAAAATAAGGAAATCTAAAAAAATGTTAAAAAAAGTTGTGGAAAAGTTTGGTATCTTTATATTTGTGTATATCTTTGTAAGGTCAATAAGGCACAACATTAAAAACAAACGCTATGGAAACAATTAAATCACAAATCGAAAGTTTAGGTTTTAACTTTTTACACGAGACTAAAAAAGATGGTTTATACTACGCATTTAGTCCGATTAGTGGAGGTATCTTAATTAATGGTAAAAACTACAACCAAGTTTTAGATAATATCGAAATATACTTCAAATCAGTTTATTCAAACGATGAGCCTATTAAAGAAGTAAAGAATTTAACAAAAGCTACTGAATTAATAGAGCAAGGTTTTAAACACTTACAATGGATTCAAGGTGGTTGTATTCAAAAGAAAAAAATCAACGGTGTTGTATGCTATGTGACTAAAGATGGTTTAGGAACTGGTTCAAATCTCGATGTTTGTTCTACTTTGCAAGAAGCAGTAGAAATATGTAATAGATTGGGATGGTCTGAAATTAAAAGTTATAAATAACAAAACGGGGGGTGCGCATCCGTAACGCACATTAATTTTAAACGCTATGAAAAAAGACGAAATTTTAGAACTCATCCGCAGCAAAGAGCAAGAGTTGTATGAGGACTTGCAGAAATGCAAAACTTGGTATGGTGTAGAGCATAAACACACACGCTATGCATTAGGCGCTTGGAGTGCAGCTTTAAACTTACTACAAACAATTGAGAACAATGAAGTTAATTAAAAAATATTCGTTTTTGTTTAAGGACTTGAACACGGACGAAAAGCAGATTTTAGGTAGCGGAGTAGTATTTATCTTAGGGACTATCTTTTTTATTTACTTGCTTGGGACGGCTACACCGCACCGCCAAGATGCAAAAACACGGAACTACCAAACCTATTTTAAGCCTAAGTACGAACTACCTAAGTCTTACGCTAAGTATTCCAACCACGTTTATAACTCTAAATTCAAATAAGATGATTGTTACAGAACTAAAAGACTTTGAGGTCTACCGAGACACGGACAAGAACTTTGTGTACTTATTCGTTACCCTTTGGGACGAAGGTGACACGGACACGAACGCCGAAATCTTAGCCGAATACGAAATAGAAATTTACGACTCTTATTCTAATTACAAAATCACTAAAAAGAACTACAATGAAATCCTTACAATCAAACAAACGCAAGACTGCGATGACTACCTTGAAAAAATCTACGAAGCAAACACCTTTGAAGATGCCTATGTTGAAGAATACAACGATGAGGGGACTTGGTGGTTCATTTAGAGACTACCAACTCAATAGGTACTGGGATAACTTTAACTTTGGTCTTTATAACCGAATTTGTGAAATCAAAATGTAAGAGATATGACAACAAAAGAAAAAGCGGAGGAGTTAGTAGATAAAATGAAATACCCATTGGATGGTGTTTACATAATAAGTCACGTAGCTAACGAACTTGCATTGATTGCAGTTGATGAAGTAATTGAGGCTTTACACGAGCATCATTGGCAAAATAGACTAACAATAGATTATTGGGAAGAAGTAAAACACGAATTAGAAAAGCTATGACCGCAATACAAGAATTAATAAAGTTTCTGAAAAACGACAGAATGCAAAATGTTTACACAGGAGAACAGATTATTGAACTGCTTGAGTTTAAACTTGAAAAAGAAAAGCAGCAGATAATGAAAACATATTACGATGGTTTAAGAAACATAAATGGTTTCAATTTGATTCCTATGTATGAAACAACTAAAAAAGAAATAGAAAGATTTGGAGTTTACTATTACAACAAAATTAGTAAAGATGAGATATAAACTAACATACAAAATAGGACTGGCGGTAGTTCAGGAATGGATACTTACCTCCCAATCATTAGCTTATTGGAAAAAGCAGGATTTGCTAAAAACAGGACAATACCAGTTAGGAAAATTTATAGTAACACCAATCGAACCGAAATGACGAAATTAGAGCTTATAGAAGAGATTATAGAGCAGCACAAGCTATGGTCAAAGAATCGCAGCAGGGATTATATTTACAAGCGTTACTACCTTTATAATGAACTCCGTGTTTTAGGATTCTCATTAGACGAGATAGGCAAGAAGTTCGGAGGTAAACATCACGCTACAATCATTCACGGACTACGTCAACACGAAGACTTACATCGGTTCGGATACGAAGACTACAAGATAGCTACTAAGCAAATAGATGATGTCTTGCACGGAGCTATGCTTCCTTACTACGATGACGCACCTGATTTACAAAAAGACGTTCTAAAAGCAAAGACATACACCCAGTTTAAAAAGATTCAGCGACACATAAAATTAGGCAAGTACGAAAATAGTTTATAGCTGAAGAAACAAATTAAAGTATTTGACTTATATTTGTGAATGGTTCGCTCTCACACCATAGAACCTTAAGGTATTATTGACCCTTGTAATGAAGTAGATGTGAGAGCCTACGGATTTGCGAGGGTTTTTTTATTACTAAAAATTACAAAATGAACGAAATTTATTTTAAATGTCAATTTAATGACAAAGACCAAATGATTGTTTCTAAAGGAGATTTTATTTGCTTTGAAATTATAGAAGGCGAACAATCAAAAACGGTTTGCATTGACATTAAACAAGCGTACACCTTAATCAAAACTTTAGAAAATTTTAGCAATGAGCAGTTGGATTAAATTACACCGCAGTTTAAAAGACTGGGAGTGGTATGATGACCACAACGCAACACGTTTACTTTTACATTTGCTTATTTCGGTAAATTACAAAGACAAGGAATGGAAAGGGCAAACAATAAAAGCGGGTACATACGTTACCAGTTGGGAAAATCTTTCCAAAGAAATAGGCTTATCGGTCAAGCAAACAAGGGTTGCAATGGACAAGTTAGAAAGGTCTAAAGAAGTGACACGCAACGTGACAAACAAATGGCAGGCTATAAGCCTTGTAAAATGGGATAAATTACAATGTGAAGACGTAGAAAAGGGCAAGCAACAAGTCAAACAAAGGGCAACAACTAAAGAAAGTAAAGAAATAAAGAATAATACTATACCATCATTTCAAGAGTTTTTAGCTTATGCTTTAGATAAGAAACCAAAAGTGAGTCAGATAGATTTAAGACTTAAATACGAAAGTTGGAAAGAGAGTGATTGGAGTATAAATAGAAATGGTAAATTGCAACCTATTTCCAATTGGAAGTCTACGTTACTAAATACGCTTCCGTATATAAACGAAATATCTTATAGTTTACCATCTGAAATTTGGGAGGGATAGAATATGTACAAGAAATTAACAGACCTAAATGCTGAAATGTTTAGTATTAGACACGAAAAAGACGTTAGAGGAAAATCAATAGGTTGGGATTGGGATATGCTACCACTTACAATCAAGGAAGGAACTACAACTTACATAGGTGCAGCTCCTGCATCAGGAAAGACGGAGTTATGGTTTGAGATACTTATAAACCTTTCGTGTTTACACGGTTGGAATCACGTTGTATTTTCTCCTGAGACTGGAAGTAGTGCCGAGATATTTTCTGAACTATGCTACAAGTACATAGGTAAGCCATACGTTCAAGGACAAAACTCAATGACTAACAGTGAACAAGTAAGTGCTGAAATGTTTATAAATGAGCATTTCATTGTAATTGACCCAATTGACGAGGATTTGACTATAACTAAATTCTACCAACTTGTAGATGAGATTGAGCGCAAAGAAGGTATTAAAATCCATACCACTACGATTGACCCGTGGAACGAGTTAACCGAGGAGTTTATTCCTGCTGATTTAGGACGTGAGGATAAATACTTGAGTAGGATTCTTGGTTTAGTTCGTAAGAACGCAAGAAAGACAGGTAGACATAACTGCGTTATAAATCACGTTAGAGACCAACCAATGGTAACTGCAATGTCAATAGCAGGAACTGAACTTAGATACTTTCCGATTCCTACGGCACGAGATTTTTCAGGCGGTCAGGTATGGTTTAGAAAGGGTTTAAGTGTATTGATTCCGTGGAGACCTCCGTATGGTTTACCTGATGCTAATGGAGTAGGTGCAGAAAAGAACGAAGTTCATTTGAAGGTGGCCAAAAGCAAGCCGAAAGGCGTATCAAAAAACGGAGTGTACAAAATGTTTTTAGATGTAGACCGCTATCAGTATTATATGCTTGACTTCAAGGGTAATCGTGTTTATGCAAACCGAGGCACTACATATAAGAAGGAATCACAACGTAAAATTGAGATACCAAAAGACGGACAAATGGAAACTACATCAGAGAAACTTCGTAGACTTGCAAACAAAAACCCTTTTTAATATGGACTTATCACTTAAAATTTTATGGGCAAAAACAACCGTATGGACGGTTAAAGAACGAATCAAGAACGTCAGAGAGAAACTCGAAAAGGATAAGCCTGAAGCCAAAGACTACATCAACGGAGGCAAAGAAAGCGAGGAGTATTTACTTGAGACTATTCAGGTGATAAACCTACTTGAAGACGAAATAACATCTCTAAACCGAGAAATGAATCAACTGGCAAGACGCAACGCTCAACTGCGAGTAGCATACCAAGAATTACAAAAAGAAATCAAATACAAAGATGCCACGTTGTAAAAACTGCAAGGAGAAGTTTGAACCTATCCGCTTCAATCATAAATACTGCCTGAAAGACGAGTGTGTCCGTGCTTTTGTAGCTGAGGCAAGAGAGAAGCAATGGAAGCAGACTAAAACACGAATGAAAGAAAACCTAAAAACCACCTCAGATTGGTTAAAAGAAGCCCAAGTAGTATTCAATAAGTATATAAGGGAACGTGACAAAGGATTGAACTGCATAAGCTGCAACAAACCACCGTTGAAAAAAAACTGCGGACATTACTACTCTCAAGGAGGTCACTCAAATGTACGATTTGATGAAGACAATTGTCACTTACAATGCGAGCATTGCAATACTTATTTAAGCGGAAACCTACTGAACTATCAAATCGGTATAAAAAAACGAATAGGAGCAGTAAGATTGATTGAATTACAAGGTAGAGCGCATTTATTAAAGAGATGGTCAGTTGACGAACTAAAAGAATTGATAAAAAAATATAAAGAAATGTACAACCAATTGAAATAAGTTATATATTTGTATAAACAATTAATTAAACGCTATGAAAAGTTTACTAAAAGTTCAGGCAGAACTAAAATGCCCAAAAGGTTCTTTCAACTCGTTTGGAAAGTACAAGTATCGAAGTGCCGAGCAGATTCTCGAATCACTCAAGCCGCACCTACTCGCAAACGAACTAATGTTATTCCTTACTGATGAGATTGTAGCAGTAGGAGACAAGCTATTTTTAAAGGCTACGGCAAGTGTTTGGGATGCTAAAGGAGCAAATGTACAAACGAATGGTTTTGCAGAGCTTGGAGAACACAAGGGAATGTCATCTGAGCAATGCACTGGCACGGCATCAAGCTACGCTCGTAAGTATGCTCTTAATGGTTTGTTCTTAATTGATGAGACTGAATCCGACCCTGATTCTAAAGACAACTCAAAGACGGAGAAGAAACTACCTGCAATTGACCAAAAGCGTTTCAGCGCAGCAGTACAAGCCATTGCTAAAGGTGAATACACTCGTGATAAGCTCGAAGCATCGTTTGCATTAACTGAAGGTCAAACTGATATGCTTAACGCATTGTGAATTTTAATTAGTAATCATTTAATTTAAACGCTATGAAAAGAATAAAAAGAAATACAGGTAGAACAACCTTAAAGTATTTAAGATTTTTAGAAAATTTACAATACGAACTTGATTCATTTAATTATAAGAATTTAGTTGAATTCCCAAAAAAATATAATGTTACTCAAGCGTGGCCTGTATTCCTAAAAAGAAACGGAATAATATATAAAAACCGTCAAGGGTATTATAAATGGAATAATAAGATACCAGCAAGCATAAATATTATAAAAGAATTTAGGGAATATAATGATAAGACTACTAATTATACTAACGGTATTGCAAAAGTCAATCCGAAAAAAGTAATTAAAGTTCCTCCTAAAATGATTCGTGAAGATTTCAAAAACACGGCTAAACAAGAGCTTGGACTAATTCGCAGATTTTTAAAATGGATTTACTGATGAAGACACTAAAAATAAGATGTTCTGCCATTGGTAAAATAATGGCAACACCACGCTCTAAAGGCGAATTACTAAGCCAAACGGCTAAAACTTACATACACGAACTTGTGTTAGAAGAGAAATACGGCATCCGTAAGGAGTTTTCAAGCCGTTACACGGACAAAGGGAACGCAGTTGAGGATTTATCTATCTCGCTTGTAAACGATGTCTTAGACGTAAAATTCATATACAAGAACGAAGAGTATTTCGAGAACGACTGGGTTAAGGGAACACCTGACGTAAACACGGAGGATGTATTGCTTGACGTTAAATCAAGTTGGGATGCTACTACGTTTCCGTTTTTTGATACCGAAATACCTAACAAAGATTACTTTTATCAGCTACAAGGTTATATGTGGCTAACTGGTAAGCAACAATCAATGCTTTGTTACTGCCTTGTAGATACACCTATCGAAATGGTAGAGGATGAAATCCGCAGAGCGCATTGGAAACTACACAAGATTGAAGAGGACTACGACTTACGTGAGGAGATTCTACGCAAACACGAGTTCAGCCAAGTGCCTAAAAACCGCAGAGTAAAAGTATTCTATGTACAAAAAGACGAAGCAGTAATCGACCAAATCAAAGAAAAGATAGAGCTTTGCCGTGAGTATTATAACGCCTTAATGAAATTCCTATGAACCAGAAAGTAGAAGACCCAATTGTACTCAAAGTGATGAGCAAGTTTTATGACCGCTCACAACGAGGAATAGAGAAGTACGGCACTATGTTAACACGAACTGATTTAAACCTCACCGATTGGTTAAATCACTTGCAGGAAGAATTGATGGATGCCACGCTGTACATAGAAAAGCTGAAGGCAGATGTCAAGTTTATTGAGCAAAAAACTGGACAAGGATAAGGGGTAAAAATTGCCACATATCTAAACACGAAATGTAAAGAAATATGCCACTGACGAGTGGAACGTAGCCTGCCGA